ATCCAGATTTAGTTAATTTCATAGATACTTGGCAAGGTATAACCTATCAAGGGGAACAATTAGCTGATGTTGAAAAAGAATTTACCTTGTATGGAGATGATTTTTCAGTTTCAGAAAAGGATCTATATTATCAACCAACAAACTTACATTTTAATTTTTATGGTATAGCTCAAGATGAAAAAATAAAAAGAGGTGATGTGCGAGAAGTTATTGTAGGTATAAAAAAATTATATTCAAAAACTCAGGTTGAAAAAATATTGTTGAATTACAGATTATTTGTTAAACAAGGTGAGAATCAAATAGATATTATACCTATCACAGAAGTATCTAAAATGGAAAATAAATATTTTTTCAATTTAGATACTTCTTTTTTAATACCTAATACTTATTTCTTGGAAATATCTGTTAAAAATGATAATCTTGTAAATGTTAAAACAGATATTCTTAAATTTAAAGTTATTTCTGAAAAATAAATTTTGAATATTAAAATATTTTGTTTAGTTTTGTTAGATATAAAAATTTAATAAACTTTTAAACAAAATATTAAAATGAGTAATACAAATCTGAGTCCACATATCGCAGCCATTTTAGCTGCCCATAAACAGAAGGGGCAAAAAAGTAATGAGTCAAAAGCAAACTTTAGTAAAATCCCCCAAGAAGATACGTTAAAGCATTATGCTACACCAAGGTCACCACGACAAGTATATAGACTTTTACCACCGACAGCCAATGATGAACTAGCCCCAAAGGGAGACCCATTTAAAGTGGCTTATTTTCATGAAGTTAAAATAGCTGGAAATTTTAAAAAACTTTTTTGTTTAGAAAAAAATGATGGTAACCCATGCCCTCTCTGTGATAGAGGAAAAGAGTTATTAACAAAGGCTAATGAACTAAGAAATGCAGCTAAGAAAGTTGCTGATCTTGAAGAAGATAAAGCAGCAAAAGAAAGAATTTTACAACCTTCAAAAGAAGCTTATATACTATCTCAAAAATATAAGCCAAAACTTTTTTATATTCTTAAATTAGTTGAAAGGGTGATAATGGAAGATGGTAAGACAGTAGATGGGGATAGAATTGTAGATGGTAAAGTTAAATTTTGGAGATTTAAAGATAATCACCTAAAAAAAGGCCCTTACGATACAATACTTGAGTTGATAACTGAACAAGGGGATATTTTTGATGTAAATGAAGGAATGGACTTAATAATCAAAACCAATTTGAATGATAAAGGTTATCCTACCATATCAGCAATAATAACTTCCCCTAAAACACAACTTTTTACCAATAAGGCACTAGAAGCTGAAATAATAAATAATTCACTCACTTGGAAAGATCTTATGAGGCCAAGTTCTTATAGAGATATGAATGAATATCAGTTTCTTGAAGCAGTTCGTGATGGAAAAGCTCCTTATTATGATAAAAAGGAAGGTAAAATGGTATATCCTGGACAAGCTGCACCTGGAACACAAATAAGTTCTATATCATTAGATAGTGAAGATAATGAAGATGATGAATTTGAAGGTAATTCCTTTATTGAAACAACAAATAATACAGTACGATCTCAGGCAACAAATGATTTACTTGCCGATTTAGACGATCTACCGTTTTAATTTTTTCTGTTATGAACCATATAATATATATGGTTCATAACAACTTTTATAATTGCGAGTACAAATAGTAAATAAAAATGAGTAATAGAAGAGCTGGAAAAGAAAAACCAGAATTACAAAGTAAAAAAATTTTTTCATTAGATAATTATAAAAAAGATAAACATTTAGATGAAGATATAAAAGATAAACCTTTAGAATATATACCACTTTCACATGCTTTTCAGGAATCAACTGGGTTACCAGGAATACCAAAAGGTAGTGTAACTTTATTTAGGGGATATAGTAATACTGGTAAAAGCACATCAATACTTGAAAGTATTAGAGGTGCACAAAAATCTGGTGTTTTACCTGTCATAATTGATACAGAAAATAGTTTTAGTTGGGAACATGCGAAAACCATGGGTGTTGAGTATGAGGAAGTCTGGGATGATGAAACAGGTGAAGTTATTAATTATAAAGGGTTTTTTATATATATTAATAATGATTATTTAATTAATAATTTTGGTAAATTAAGAGATAAGAATCGAGATGAAGCTGTTGTAGAAGATGTTGCTTCATTTATTCATCATTTATTAGATGAACAAAAAGAAGGTAAACTACCGTATGAATTATGTTTCTTATGGGATTCAATTGGGACACTTGATTGTGAAAAGGGTGTAGTAAGTAAAGCCACTAATAACATGTGGACAGCTGGTGCAATTGAACAAGCTTTCAGAAGTATTATAAATCATAGAATACCTTCTTCTAAAAAAGAGGGTAAGGAGTATACTAATACTTTCGCTGCTGTTCAAAAAATATGGCTTGATAGTATGTCAGGGGCTGGTGTGGTTAAACATAAAGGCGGTGAAGCCTTCTTTTATGGTGCTAGGTTAATTGTTCATTATGGAGGTGTACAATCACATGGGACAAGTAGAATTGTTGCCACAGCCAATAAAAGAGACTATGCTTTTGGTATTGAAACTAAAATTGAAATAATTAAAAACCAAATCAACGGAATATCATACAAAGGGAGTATTATATCCACACCACATGGTTTTATTCTTAAAGATGGTCTTGATGAATATAAAAAAGAAAATAAAGATTATTTATTAAGTAAATTAGGTGTTGATGATGGGGATATAAATATTAAAAAGGAAAAGTTTGAAGGTGATTTATCATAATCAGTATGTTAAATATTAAAACGTTATTAGTTGATGGTAGTTATTTATTAAAAAGATCATTTCTTGGTACTCCTAATGTTGTTAATAAAAGTGGTCATATTGGTGGGCTTTATGCATTTATGACCACCCTAAGAAAAATAATTATAGAACAGGCCCCAAATAAGATAATTGTTTTTTTTGATGGTGATAATTCAGGTAAAATGCGTTATGATATTTACCCAGCTTATAAGGCTAATAGAAAGGGAAAACATTGGTATAATAAATTAGAACTCAGTACAGCCCAAATAAAGATAGAAGAAGATTCTGAAAAATCATTTTTAAAACAAAAAGTAAGAATACAACAATATTTAGAAGAACTTTTCATAAGACAATTAGAAGTTGATGAGACAGAGAGTGATGACTTGATAGCTTTTTACTGTAAGGAATTTCATAAAGAAGAAACCCTAGTAATTTACTCAAATGATCGAGATTATTGTCAGCTATTGGATTACCCTAATGTTTCACTTTATTTGGCTAATAAACATTTATCTATTAATAAAAATAGTTATTTTTTATATTTTAAACACCATTATTCAAATGCTTGTTTAATGAAAACAATATGTGGATGTGATGTGGATAATATTGGGGGTATAAAAGGTGTTGGTGAGGAAACTTTATTAAAATATTTTCCTAAATTAAAAAAAGAAAAACTTTTAATACCTGATATAATTAAACAGGCAAAAATTTTACAGGAAGAACGAGTAACAGAAAAAAAGAAACCATTAGCAGCAATAAATAATATAATAAATGGAAAAAAAGTTTTCGATCTTAATTTTAAGTTAGTAAATTTGATTGAACCTCTTTTATCAACAGAAGCAAAAAAAGAATTACGAAATATACAAAATTCTGTTTTAGATGATGCAGATAGAGGAAGTAAAAATTTAATGAAATTGATGATTGAAGATGAATTTTTTAGTATTTACCAATCAGATTTTATGAATTATGTTACACCATTTTTTGGGGTAATCAATAAAGAAAAAGAAAAATTAAAACAATATAAAAATGGTAGACGTAACTAAAAAGGAAAACAATTTCAAATTTGGTCTTTATCTTGGTAATGAACCAATATGTGAGAGAATATTTTCGGCAGATGTGTATAATCATGCAACTCGAACATCGGTTGACATTAGAGAATTAACAGGTGGTTTCATTAAAAATTTTCAAAAAACATTAGAAACTAAGAAGCCTGTTGTTGAATTTGAAAATTATAGTTTCTTAAAATATTACACTGATAATTCAGTAGATAATTCTAAGTTATCAAAAATAAGAAAACCATTTAAAATGGGTCTTTATGTAAATGATTTTGTTATCATAGAGCGAGAGTTTGAAGTCTATAACTATAATCCAGCAGTTAGATTCTCAATTGATATTGTCAACATTGTAAATGAAATAGTTTTTGACATAGAAAATCATTTAAAAATTGTCGATAGCAATTATATGAATGATGATAATCTCATAAGTAATAAATATTTTATGAATTTACAAAAAGTAAAATCACTAGATAAACTAGAGAGAAGAAAATTGCTTGATAAGATATATTCTTTTAATTAAAATTTTTTATTTACACATTTAATTTTTTCTAATTTAAAATGGAAAATACTGATACAGTACCAGGGAATCTTGAGTTCCTTGGTACACAATTCCAGTTCAAACTATTAACTGAACTTATTTTTAATAACACATCACCTGAAACAAAAAAATTTACTGATCGAGTGATAAAAGATCTACAACCTAGATATTTTACCAGTGAATCATACAAACAAATAGCCACTGAAATAAAAAATTATTGGGAGAAATTCAGTACGTTTCCTAATTGTGATAATCTTGAACAAATTGTGAATACATCATATTATACTGATGTACAAAAACAAAAAATACATGAGGTAATTAAACGCTCAAAAAAGCATAAATCTAGTATTCTTGATGGCCGAGTTAATAATGATTCAGAGCATATTCAAACAATGGCTTTTAATTTTATTAAACAACAAAAACATTTAAAAGTTCTTGCGGAATATGAAAGATATGTAAAAAGTGGGAGATTAGATGATATAGAAAAAGTAACTCCATTATTGGAAGATGCTCTTAGATTTGATATAGCTTTTGATGAAGGTATTGATTTATTTGATAATAGTGAAGATATATTAAGTGATGATTATAAAAATCCTGTTCGCACTGGAATTAAGGAACTTGATCTGGTAATAAATGGTGGTCCAGGTGCTGGTGATACTTGTATAATACTCGCACCGACTGGCATTGGTAAAAGTACGATGCTAACAGTTATGGCCAATAATGCGATGTTAGATGGTAAAAATGTTGCACATATAATATTTGAGGATCATCCAAAAGATATTAAACGTAAACATTATGCTAAAATGACTGGGATACCTCTCAGTGAAATGAAAATGCGAAAAGATGAGATTAAAGCAAAAATATCTGAAATAGAAACCACATCAAATATAGGTAAATTGATAGTTATGAAATTCATTGAAGGTGAAGCAACAATGAATGATATAGAATATTGGTTTGTTGAGTATCAAAAAAGAACTGGCATTATTTTTAACATAATATTTTTAGACTACCTTGATTGTGTGGAACCGAATAAATCGGCAGAAAATAAATTAGATGGTGAATTGATGGTAATGAAATCCTTTATAGCATTTAATGC